TTAGCGACCATAATCCTTGGCGGCTTTATCAAACGCAGAAACAATGCCTTCCTGCAGCTTGTTTGTAGCATGAACGTAGGTATCGTAAGAAAATGCTGCCGAATAATGCCCCATGCGTAGTTGAATCTGTTTCGGCGAAAGGTTCTGCTCAGCCATTATCGTTGCGTGGGTATGGCGGAAGCTGTGGAACGAAACGTTTGCAGGAAGATTGAGCTGTTCTTTTTGATCAGAAAATTTATGTGTAATACTGCTGAGTGGTAAAGGCTTAGACAGATCCCGCTCTGAACGGAATAAATAACCGTCATCTTCCCAGGGCAAGCCGGCTTTAAAAAGTATGCGGCGTAAAATTTTGATCCAGGTAGCGATATTGGCAGCGGCTGCTTCGGATATTTTTAAATCTCTTACACCATTATCACTCTTTGGAGCCCCTTCATATTCGCCGTTTTCCCCTCTCTTGCGTCCTTTTTGTACATGGACATATAAATTATCAAGGTCGATATGAGAAAGGCGTACAGCGCAAATTTCGCCGCGTCGCATACCGGTATCCCAGGCAAATTTATATACATATTCATATTGGGTTCCAGATACATCGTCCATTACCATTTGATATATCTCTGGTGTAACAATACTGCGCGCCGGGGTTGAATATTTAGGCTTCTTGATGAACCGCATAGGATTATCTGCAAGCAGCTGATTAACAATCGCTTCTTCAAAGATGGATTTGAGCAGCACATAAACGCCAAGGCGTGCACGTTCACCAGGAATGCCACGCAGGAGCTGGCGGCACCAGGCGGGAGTTATTTTGGCTATTGGTGTAGATGGAGGAATTTTAGAAAGAAGATGTTTGTTGATCTGCAGCTTGTAGGAATATAGAGTAGATTCTTCCAGTTTTTCATCTTCACGTTTGATGCGTAAAAATTCATCGCACCATGAATGAAATGTAGAAACATTGAGAAACTCTTCAATGGATGCGTTTTGGATACGGTACTTTTCTGCTTCCAATTCAGACAGGTCGTAACCATAGACATATACTTTCTTCTTTTCTCCGGTAATAGGATTTTCGACGGTGACGCTTGTTTGCAGGCGACCGTCTTTTCTTTTTGTAGGCATAATTTCACCACCTCTTTTTTATAGTTGGAATGATATTATTGTGATAAAGGGCAAATATTTAGAAAGTCAAAATATTAACGTCACAGGTTTAACAATTTAAGTTTTGCTTCGTAAAGAGCGGTGAATCTTTTTGCAATATCTGGCGGTAATCTTGTTATAGAAAAGTATTTCGTCTTTACCAACTTCATAGGTGTAGATTTACCATTATCCATTTTATTAAATGATATTATAAAATCAGCCAGCATAGAAGTTTGCAAATATTCATCATCTAGCAGTATCAGAATACAAAGTATATCTCCGTAAATATCATTTAAACCTATTTTGTTTTGTCGAATGTCTTTCCAATGTAAAAGACCTGGAGGCAACAGATGTAGAATAGTTTTTGGATCCAAAGAATGAAAATGGCTTTTATAAGTGATGAACTTTAAATTATGTGCCATTTTATTTCTAAAGTTCCTAATAATATTTAAAGAAGCTATGATAAATTCTACTTTTTTGTAGTAGTCTAAATTTTTATCAGGAATTAAAAGGTCGGCTACCTCGTGCTTTTCTTGAGATTTTAATAATTGAAAAAAGTTAATTGCGTTGCTGAAAGAAAGATTTTTAAATAATATCCAAGGGGGTATGTGGTTATGTTTTTCTACATAATGCTTAGTTGGCTGAGGTATAGGCTTGGAACCATCGTAAATAGAAATGCAAGCCTTTTGGATCCTTGAAAAAGAAATTTTGTTATTAGTTCTAAAATAATTATCTGGATCTAGGTAATCATGTTCGCAAACACCAAAATTTTTGGCGAGCACATAAGCCAATTTAGATTTGTAAGAATTTTCGACAATAGTACTATATTTAAAAATGGTAGATTGGATATGTCTATCAATTTGGGCAAATATATGTAAAAAACCTAATGAAATTCCTGGTTCAAATTTATCATTAGTGATGAAACATTCTTTATACCCATTGATAAGATCGTAGTATGTTAAAGATTTCAGTGCAGATAAAGCCATATCTTTATCTTCGATATATAAATTATATTTGTTTTCTAAGATAGCTATTTGTTCCTCGAAGCTTTTAAATGGCTTGTCAAATATTAAAATGCCCAAAATGTAAACCTCCTAAAATAAAAAACCCACTACCGGTTAAGGTAGTGGGCAAGGCCATTCGCGTAGAATGGTCGTTTCATCTACCCGTATTATATAGCACGATTTGTATGATGTCAAATAAAAATTTAGAGTTTTCTTATATGATATTTAGAATTTTATTTCCTGCAGATTAGTTATAAAATTTTTCTAAAGAATAATAAAACTAAAGAAAAAGAACAAAAATTCAGTCTGTGTTAGTATATATATTGTGAGAACGCCGTCACAAGTGACGGCGTCAAAAAATTATATTTCATTTCCCTCATGGCCCGGATTTAATCTGGGTCTCTTTTTATTTATTTGTTAGGAGAAGGGAAATGTAACACTTTAGTACGAGTTATATGCGAACGAGTTACATTTCCCGGCGTCGACCCTCGCAGCCGATAATCTCCGCATTTTTAAAAATAAGTCCGTTTAGGTAACCTACTGCATTCAAAAATTCATCATGTGGTAATGATCGCAGTAGGTTGATAATAGAGCGTTCTTCGTCATTAAGAGTATTCACTTAATAAAACCCCCTTATTTTGTGCCCGTTGCGGGCAGATTAGCAGATTTTCTTGCATCTATAAAGCTGTCCATGATTCCAAAGAGAAGCATCTGATCATCATGGCCTAATTTCCTGAATTTTTCCAAGAATACTTCTTCTTCCTTTGTTGGTTTATTATTTTCTACAATATCCCAGCCCATAATATAAGCTTCTGATACTCCATAGATTTCAGCAAGAAGTTCTATCTTATCAGTTGGTATATTAGTGATTATGTTATTTTCATATTTAAAATAAGTTTGCTTTGCTACATTAATTTTTTTGCCGATTTCTTCTAATGTATACTTATTGGAGAGCCGTAGCTGTTTTAATCTTTCTCCTTTAGTCACTTTGCTCACTCCTTTATATACATAATAACATATTTTACCTAAAAAGCAACAAAAAAGATAAAAATAGGGTAAAAAACAACTTGACAAGTTACCTATGAAGATTTATACTTATCGTAACTTAAAAAGTTACGGAGGTGATATATATGATTCGCACAGATAAGTTAATTGGTGAGATGGCAGCTAGAAGAATTAGTGGAAGAAAAATGGCTGAAAAATTAGGCATTTCTCCTAAAACATTTTATACAAAAATGAAGCGTGGTGTTTTTGGTACCGATGAAGTCGAAATTATGATTAAAGAATTGGAGTTGAATGACCCAATGGCTATTTTTTTTGCTAATAAAGTAACTTTGTAAGTTACGAAAAGGGGTGCAAAATGAAAAAAGAAAAAAGCCCTGCGGCTATGCAGGACGAGAACAGGCTGCTGCTCCAGGCAAGTAATAAGGCTGCGTGCTTGGAGTCTAAAAATCGTGTTCAACAAACGTATCGCAATATGAATAAGTCAAAAAGAGCCGCTAAGAAAGCGGCTGAAGAAGTAATGCAAAAATTTAGAAGTTTTGAACCAGAGGTCAGACTCGTACGTGGCAGTGCATTGGACAAGTCCAAAAAATCAAATGTTAGACAAACTTTACATGGCAATCCTCAAAGAACGTTTCGATCTTACGTACGACAGACTGAAGAAGTTGTTGTGAAGGCAGTTCGATTATCATGTCTCCGTCGGAACAAAGATCATCAAAAAAATCTAATTGATCTTCTGCTAAATCCTTGACTGTAGCAAGGAATTGGATAGAATCTAGGTCATTCTCTTTACCGTTTAACTGGTCATAAACTTTATGTAAATGTTGCAATTGAAGATTTTTTTCACTGTTGGATAGTGAATCGTCTTCTGTAGTGTATTCTATTGCTTCCTGTATAAGCGGGTTGATTACAAGAATTTCTTCATCAGTTATGCAGATTGTTACTTCTATTTTTTAGTATCCATAAAAATACACTTCCTTTAACAATAAAGTCAGGAATGGCAGTTCCTGCTGATTCACATTATAGCACTAATAAGAGTTAGAAAGAAGGTAAAAAATGGACAGTGGATATTTAGTACCACCACCGCTTCCACCGGGAGTACGGAATGAAATAGCGGCAATTATGGCTAAGTACAAGTTAAATGAAGAATCGCGCCGCGAATTGCTTCTGGCTGAACTTAGGAAAATAGATAAAGAAAATATAGTAAAGAATTTCCCTGACAAAGTCTGTGAACTGATAGCAGAGGTCAGAAAATTAAGAGTTACCATATCGACTGTTGCTTTCCTCGCTATAGCAACAGCCATATATATAAGATAAATTTGCCGCTGTTTTAAAATAGCGCAACAAAAAAGAAACACCCGCCGTACCGTGGAAAGTTTAGCGAGTGTTTCTTCCAGCCAGCCGAAGCTGACGAGAACATTATAACACAGCTTTGACTGGTATATCAACTTTGAAAGAGGGATATACCATGAATAAAAATAGTAGATTTACTAAAAAGCAGGTACAGGCTTTAAACAAAATGATTAATATTACAAAAAATATGACTGAAGAAGAATTTGCAAAAAAATATATTGGATGTGGATCCGAAAAGCAATTTTTAACAGCTAAAGTTGCCAAGATAATTGAATCGCCGGGGGATGTTTATGAAGTCTTTTTTGATAAGCCAATAAAGCTCCGCAGTCGTCATATAGATCATTGGTATTTTTTCAATATAAAGATTTACGACATTCGTATAGGCGATATTCTGCGCTATGAAATAACAGAAGATGGATTACATTTTAGGGGTATTGATTTGGAAGCCAGAAATAATGAGTAAGGAGGCTTAGACATGGTGGCAATTAAAGAAACTATACCGGTATACCGTAAGGCAGTACTTTCTGTGGAAGAAGCAGCCGCTTATGGAAATATCAGCGGTCTGATCATTAAAGCATATGCGTTGCTTGCAAAGAATAAGCGCGGTGATTTTCCGTGTTTCTGGTCAGGCAACACACTCAAAATACCACGTGTAGCTTTTGAAAAATGGTTAGAAGACATGGGACAAAAAAATGAATGCTTTGAAATAAAGAATATAAAAGCAATAATCAAAAATGCTCAGCAGCAAGATGCACCAAAAATAGGCAGGCCAAGAAAACAAAGAATTTAGGAGGCGACAACATGGAAGAATACTATTTATTAGCGGTAGATGGAATTATTTGGTTACTTAACAGCATAGCTAGACATCCTGCATTGTGGATATGTAGCGCGGCGGCTTTATTATTAATCGTTCATTTGATTTATAAAATTGGTGTTGCAGATGGGATGGTGAGCAGGCTATGAAAAAGCCTAAGTCTATATGGCAAGAATACTTAGAGGCCTGTTTATTAGGAATTGTAATAGTTGCAGGTGGTGTTTATATCGCTATCATAGCGGCAGTTGTGACTGTAGGAGCTTTACGATGAATGGCAAAGAAAAAGAGCCATTGAAGCGGTAACTTCAACAGCTCTAGGTGGACAGTAAATTTACGCAATATGTTTAACGTCCATATTTATTTTAGCATAAAGAATGATATTGGACAATCTAGTTTAAGCGGAATGGAGCGATATAAATGGAACAGCGTTATTTAAATAAAAAATCTTTAGAGGAATTATTAGAACTTGTCAAAGCTAAGGCGTATTACCAGAAACAGCTTGATGAGTTATCACGTCTAAAAGAAAAAATTGGGAGAAGTAAAAAACACAGCATTGATCTTATTATCTCATATGAGGTAGGACCTGAAATTGGTGATCATAAAATGGAAAAATTTGCAGTGAAAAAGGCTTCTAATTCATTGGTGGATTACTTTGAGATGATACCAAACAGAGTAATTGAAGAATTACAAACTGAATTGTTAAATATAGTTTCGTCTATAGAATCATACCTTTGGGATCGGTTTGGTTATACCGATGATGAAGCAGCAATGAAAGAAGCTGAACTGCAGGAAAAGATAAATCGATTTATGTTTGAAAAGAGCGTGCAAATTGAAATTTCTCCGAACGCAACAAGGAGCTTTTTCGATGCAGGAACTTCTATACGGAAAATGCTAGAAGCAACACTGAACCAAAGGACGGATGGAAATGATAATGATGGAGGGAAGCAAGATGAGCAAGTCTAAATGTAGCCGCTGCGGCAAGAGACTACGGGCTGGGGATTGGATGCTTGTTTATGATCAAGGACAAAAATGTGCAGTAAAAGTTTGCAGGGACGACAGAAACTGCATTGCCAAGCAGAGGGGGACGCCGCTGCCTGGTCCAGAGCAGAATAGAATGATCAAAGATTATCGAGGTCGCTGATATGGCAAGGAATAAGAAACTTTCTAATCTAACGAATAACCATAACGTAAACTTAGGAACTTTGATGCCAGAGATTGTTTGTCAAGAATGTGGAAAGTTAAAATGTTTGCCGTGGGGAACGAATTTAACAGATTATGCATATAAAAAACAGCATGGTTACAAAAGCGGCAGGCCAAGAATGGAATATTACTGTTCATATACTTGTTATCGTAAAGCCATTGCCAAGGGCAAATAGGAGGATAATTGAGATGCGCAAGGCCGATTATAAAGTGTCCGCAAAGCCAGTAAGGATAAATGGCTTCTGCAGTATATGCAAAAAAGAGACGAATAATGGTTATTGTTATGTTCATCCTTATGGGCATAGGGAATATCTAATTTGTCCAAACTGCTTAATGTATAGTGATGATTCTATAGTAAAAGAAGCCAGGATAGAGTTAAGAGATGGAGGGCGGAAAAGATGATCCATAAATTAAAAATATTACCAGAATTTTTCCCATTAGTGGAGAAGGGAAAAAAGAGATTTGAATTGCGTAAGAATGATCGTAATTATCAGGAAGATGACATTTTATTACTGCAGGAATATTTTGACGGCGAATATACCGGTCGCCAATGCGTAGTAAAAATAACAAATGTTTTTGGCAGTAATAACGAAGAAAGTCTTTGGCCAGAGTTAAAGAAAGAAACTATTATCTCAGACCAGTACGTCATTTTATCAATCAAGAAAATCAATGTACCTATTGAGATATTAATGGAGATTGAAAGGCCGATGGAGCAAGGGTATACCAATAGTTTTTATGGCGAAGAAGTGGATGCAGAGGTAATAATCGTTGAAGACACTAAACAATTAGGAGAAGGAACGGCGGCGTTACCTCCACCATCTAATCCGTGGGCATCTAAAAACCGTAAGCAGACTGATGATTCCGACAATGATGGACAGTAAAATTTTTGAAAAAAGCTTTGATGCTTGGAATCTTGCGACAGTAACTTCTACGGTTTGGGGCCCTGAAAGTAATATGGCCCAAAAAGCTCAAAAAGATTTTTATCGTTTGCTTATGGCTATGGATGATCAAACAAAACTAGATTTTTTTGAATACTTAGAGAAAGTTAAAGTGCGATTAGATTCATGGGGATAAAGTTTATGGAGCAGTGGTAACTATGAAAATTAAGCCAACAACACCCGAAGATATTGACAAGCTGAACACTAATAAGTCAGAACCGTTTTGATATACAGTCAACTTTAGGAGGCAAGCAATGAATAAAATCATATGCGGCGATGCACTAACTGTATTACGTACTTTGCCATACAAATGTTGCCGCTGCTGTGTAACATCACCGCCTTATTTTAATTTACGTGACTACGGCGTATCCGGGCAGATAGGACTTGAGCCAACAATGCAGGAGTACATTGCCCGACTTGTTGAGGTATTCGCCGAGGTCAAGAGGGTACTGACTGACGACGGTACGCTTTGGGTAAATATAGCCGATAGTTATTCAGGCAGCGGCAAGGGAGCGGCACTTTACCCGGAAAATGCAAAGAGGTACAAGCAAGGTACTAATACAGGTTCGTGTGGTGTGGCGGCAATTACCAAAAATAAATATGATTTGCCAAATAAAAATCTAATGGGCATACCGTGGCGACTTGCATTTGCCTTACAGGATAGTGGTTGGATACTACGTCAGGACATAATCTGGTCAAAGTCAAACTGTATGCCGGAGAGTGTACGGGATCGCTGCACTAAAAGCCATGAGTACATTTTCTTGTTTGCCAAACGGCAGAGATATTACTTTAATGCTGAGGCGATCAAAGAGCCTATTGCCAATAGTACGATTGATCGACTTAAACAGGACATTGAACATCAATCAGGATCCGCACGAGCGCACGGCGGAACAAAAAACATGAAAGCTGTTGGCGGCAGTAAAGGAGCCTTCGGCGGTGTTCAAAGTCGGCGTAGAGGTAGTTGTAATAAGAAGCGTAAAGAACGTCCAGTACCAGGAATAAGCAAAGGCGGTTTTGCTGGAAACATTCCGTTTGAATACGTTACCGATTATCGTAACAAGCGTAGTGTATGGAATATGCCGACATCGAGCTGTGGTAAAAATCATTACGCTACGTTTCCGGACGAACTGGCAGTTAATTGTATTTTAGCCGGCACTGCCGAAGGTGACATTGTGCTTGATCCTTTTGTTGGCAGCGGGACTACTTGTAGAGTAGCTAACCGGTACGGGCGCCGCTACATAGGCATAGATATCAATCCTGAATACTGCAAGGCAGCAGAAACTGAGATTCCGATAAATTTGTTTTAGGAGATTAACATGAATGCAGTACCAATCGAATTAAAGCAGGCAAACGAATTTGTTGACAAATTACATCGTCATCATGCACCAGTATATCGTGATAAATTTCGCGTTGGATGCGAAGTCAATGGCAAGCTTGTGGGAGTAGTTCAAATAGCAAGACCTGTAAGCCGTTGTCTTGATAACGGAAAAACTGTAGAAGTGGTACGACTTTGTACCGATGGAACTCCAGACGTTTGTAGCTTCTTATACGGCAAGGCTGCAAGAATTGCAAAGGAAATGGGCTACGCCAAAATAATTACCTATATCTTAGATAGCGAGCCAGGGACCAGTCTTAAAGCTGCAGGCTGGAAATTTGATGGCATGACGGGCGCAAAATCGTGGAACTGCCCGTCAAGACCAAGAAAAACGACAGCACCAACTTGTCGGAAGCAGAGATGGATTAAAGAATTTTAGGAGATCAACATGAAAATAGGACTTGTTGATGTAGACGGACATAATTTTCCGAACATCGCCTTAATGAAAATATCAGCTTGGCATAAAAGCCATGGGGATTCGGTCCAATGGGCCGGAAGTTTAGAGCATTACGACAAGATATATATGGCTAAAGTTTTTACTTTTACACCGGATGACGTTCAGGCGTACCAGGCAGACGAGATTGTAAGAGGTGGTACTGGTTATGATCTTACAAGTCGTTTGCCGGACGAGATAGAAAGTTACTATCCTGATTACAGCTTATATAGCATCAAGGATACGGCGTATGGGTACTTGACCAGAGGTTGTCCCCGTCAGTGTCCATTCTGCATAGTAGGTCAAAAGGAAGGTGTACAGACGTATAAAGTTGCTGATCTGCAGCAGTTTTGGCGTGGGCAGAAGCACATAAAGTTGCTTGATCCTAATTTGCTGGCTTGTCCGGATTGGGAAAATTTGCTTGGACAACTGGCTGATAGCGGGGCATGGGTAGACTTTACACAGGGGATTGATATAAGACTGATGACAGATGAAAAAGCGGCGGCAATAAATAAGGTCAAATACATCCGATTACATTTCGCATGGGATAATTTTGCGGATACAGTAAGCCTTGAAAAACTGAAAGAATATAAAACCGCATTCAAAGGTGATTACAGCAAAAGAGTGGTTTATGTACTGACGAATTTTAACAGTACCAACGAAGAAGATTTATGCCGAGTATATACACTGCGTGATTTAGGTTACACACCTTATGTAATGATCTACGATAAATTTAAAGCTCCACGAGAAACAAGGTTGTTGCAAAGATGGGTTAATAATAAGCGTATATTCAGATCAACTAAAAAATTTGAAGAATATGATTGTACGAGAGGTTAGTTAAAACGGCCGCGCATACTAACTATATATAAGCATAAAGGGAAGTATACCTCTGCGGAGGTGATTAGCCCGTAGGGGGCGGCCTTTTAAATATAAGTTTGGAGTGGTTAAATGTGAAACCCTTGGATATAAAAGCCATGTTAGCAATGATTAAGGATGAGCCAGAGGATAAATATATACCGGTATTAAAGCCAGTACTTATGCAGGCTTTAACGGAAATCAAACATCTGCGCTGGAAGAATAGCCAGATTAGTGCTAAGGCTGCTCGGTATCGGAGAGAAAAGGAAGAACTTGAAGATGCCTTGGTGATGTACCAATGACGACGTGGAATGAACTGCCGGCACACCTTGTAAGTAAAGTTCGCTCTGATAGCGTAACGCCTGCTTCGGCTTTACCATGTTGTGAACCGGTTATGAAGTATAAGAATAAAATTACGGAAGTAGACGGCATACGGTTTGACAGCGAAAAAGAAGCTGACTATTACTGGCAGTTACACTGGATGATGCGCGAAGGTACAGTAAAAGAGGTTGAACTACAGCCAAAATTTGTTTTACAGCCTGGTTATAAGAGGGAAGGTAAAAAGATAAGGCCGATCATTTACAAGGCTGATTTCAAGGTGACGGAAGCTGATGGTCACGTTTATTATGTTGACACCAAGGGCATGAGGACGCAGGTGTATTTGTTGAAGAAAAAGATGCTGCTTTATAAGTACCCAGATATTGACTTTCGAGAAGAATAGGAGATGTTGAAATGGCTGAAACGGAACTGACGAAAGAAATAAAAAAAGCGCTGTTGTATTATACCAAAGCTGATCAGGCTGGCGTATATGGTTGCTATGAAGTTTGCCTGGGTGCTGGTTATGGTGATGAATATGTAGATTTTATGACTATGAATAGTAAAAATGAATTCAAATCGTATGAAATTAAGGTAAGTTTATCGGATATGAAAAGTAAGGCAAAACTATCTTTTTGTGGCAATTATAATTATTTAGTTTTACCAACAGAACTTTTGTATAATCCGAGTGCAAAAGAAGAAATTTACCGCCATATATCGCATGGTATTGGGATACTGGGATATAATCCGGAAAATGCTAAGATAATAGAATTGAAGAAGTCAGGACATATGACGCTAAACATCGGCCGTAAAGTTGAGCTTATGCACTACATGATTCGTAGTTTGAGCCGATATCCCGTTAAATTAGCAAAGGCGGTGGAGTAAAAAATGAAATTAAAAGCTTATGTGTGGGACGACGAGTATAGCGATAAAAGCCATATTGTTTGGGCAATAACGCCGGGAAAAGCTAAAGCGTTACTTGCAGCAGAACACGACGAAAAATTTACAGAATTGCGCGTTAAGCGGCTGCCGTGGGCTGACCAGTATAAAGATTTCAATAAAATACCAGCAGCAGAATTTTTTAAACATGGCTGGTGGATGTATTGCTTAAACTGCGGCGCACGTGTCTATGAGGATAAAGCAGTAGTTTTTGAAGAAATAAGTGTATATTGCGACGAGTGTGCGAAAGGATATAACGAGGTGGGAAAATGAAAAAACGTGAACTTTGCGGCATTTATTTCAGAGTAGAGCGGGATGGTAAATTCGAAGATATCTGCTTTACTGATATGACGGAACTGGAACGAAAAAGAGCAATTTATGATTTTTCGCCAGAAGCTCTGAGAAATATGTGTATGGTTTTGGCGGGAGTTGTCAGAAATTTAGGCGATATGTTTGATGTTAGTGCTGTGGACGGTGATAAAAAATGATACAAAATTTAAAGGAGTATAAAGCAGTAACCAACAGTAGTTTTACATATTTAATAGAGCATATCAATAGATTTTATGTGCTAAACGGCTGGCGAGTAATAAGCATAGTGGAGAGTAACGGTGATTTTTGGGCAGCATTGGAGCGTGATCAATGATGCTTAAAAAAGGCGATATAGTTTATAAAATCACTTTGGACGGACAGCGTGGCGAAGTGCGTTCGGTTGGTGTGGCAAAATATAAAATTAGGCAGAGAGTATCAAGCAAAACTGACGATGGCGAAAGCGATAGCGGCTATAAACTTGAACACGTACTGCGGGACGGTGAATGTTTATATTTAGGAGATTATATGCCAGAGTTTGAAGAAACGCGTATAAAATGCGGAATTATCAGCTATAGGAACGATTTTATTTTCGTGCTGGACGAAAAGGACATACCCGCTGCGCGTATGCGAATTATAAAGAATAATATTGATTTTCTGCAAAGCGAATTAAGTGTTTTAAGAACTCTTTATGATTTAGAAAAGTCAAAGATAAAGGAGCGTAAAGAAAATAATGCGTGAAATATTATTTAGAGGTAAAAGGCTTGATAACGGAGAGTGGATAGCCGGTCATTTATTAAAATACGAGGATGGCTCGGCAAGAATGGTGTCTAGTAATACAGATATATTCTGTTATGAAAAAGATGAGAGTATCATTCAAACTGTAGCACACAGAGTTGATCCTAAAACCGTTGGACAATACACAGGCTTTGTCGATGAAAACGGTAGGAAAATATTTGAGGGAGATATATTAAGTGTCTACAACTCCAAAGCCTTTCTTTTCGTCGTAGAGTGGAACGGTAATCAATATGTTCTGAAATGCACTACTAACGGCGTGTCTGATAACATTCTTAACGTCATAGAATCGCCAGAAGATGTAGAAGTTGTCGGAAATATCTATGATGATCCTGAGCCAATAAAGGACGGTGAATAGATTATGAGATTAATAGATGCTGACGTTTTGAAACCAAAAATATTAGAATATGTTAAAGCATTAGAACGTATTAAGTATTGTTATGGTTATGATACTTTCGGTAAATATTATAATGGGAAAAAATCCGCCTATTTAAATGCAGCCAATTTAATAGACGAAGCCCCTACAGTAGAAGAACGTAAGCGTGGGCATTGGATTGAATTAGAACCTGATAAGTATGGCAACTTTATCCAATGTAGCGTATGCGACAGCAAGTTCGGATTATATAGCAAAGACAATTATTGTCAGGCTTGCGGGGCTATTATGGACGGCGAAGCAGGTGGAGTATAGATATGAATTATCCTAATCTAATAAAATGGAGGTATAAAATATGAAAAATTCAGCGGGAAAAGTGTTTATAGGTACTATGATTTTAATATTTACAATTATAGGCGGTATAGGTTATCCGCTTTACAATGTATGGACTAGTGAACAAGCTGGCATTGCAGAACTAAAAAAAGCAGAAGGAAATAGAAAAATTGCTATTCAAGAAGCTGAAGCTAAGAAAGAAAGTGCAAAGTCTTTAGCAGAAGCAGAAATCATCAGAGCGAAAGGTGTGGCTGAAGCTAATAGAATTATTGGAGATAGCTTAAAAAATAACGAAGCTTATTTACGGTATCTTTGGATTCGCAATCTTGAGGATGGACCTAATCAAATTATTTATGTGCCTACAGAAGCGAATTTACCTTTGTTAGAAAGCTCCCGTCACATTGCTGATAATTTATTGAGTAAGGGTGTACTTAATGATTGATAAATTAGAGTTTATTGGGATAGGAATATTATTTTCGATTTGTCTGGGAAATTATATTAAAGAAAGAACAACATCTACACTTCTTATGCTTATTTCTTATATCATTTTAGTAATTATTAAGATATTAAAGTAATCTATCAAACTGGGAGTATATTTATCAATATGTTCCCAAACCTTAATATTTTAGAAAATTTCCTTCCATTATATATGCTATTTTTATGACAAGGGACGCTGGTCCCTTTTGACTTGATTCAATCTATTAATTTAAGGCGGATTTTATCATGTATATAAAAAAATCAATTTTTGCGGGGATGACGCTGGAAGTCGAAAAGACTTACACGATTAAATATAAAAGTAAAAAAGTGACCAAGTCGGCCAATATAAACCCTACTCCGGAAAATATGAAAAAAGTAAATGAGCGTAATGCTGCAAAAAAATTACGATGGCAGATCAACACTAATTTCAGATCAGGTGATTACCATTTGATTCTCACTTATAGACCGGAAGAAAGAGCGCTCAATCCAGAAGAAGCAAGAAAAGACCTGAAAAGATTTTTGGAAAAGTTGAGAAGTCATTACAAAAAAATGGGGCTGGAACTGAAATATGTGGCGGTAGCCGAATATGGAAAAGTTTCCATGCATTTTCATTTGGTGGTCAACGGTGGTATATTGCCGGAAGAAATAAATAGAATATGGGGGCATGGCAGAGTTGGGCTGAGAGTGTTGGATGATTCCGGAGACTATATCAAGCTTGCTGCATATTTAATAAAACAGACCAGTAAAACATACAACGATCCTGAAAAAGCTGTATTCAGGAAAAGATGGTGCTCGTCTAGAAATCTTAAAAAACCAGAAATTAAACCAGAAATAGTTAAAGCTGACAGTTGGCGCGAAACTCCAAAAGTGCCGCAAGGGTATATGTTAATTGCTGACAGCGTGGAATATGGCGTAAGTGAAATAACCGGGTATCCATATCAATATTACCGAGCAATTAAAATATCAGATAAACCAAAGAAAGGACGGCGTGAATATGATAAAAATGGTATTAGACATACCACCTAGTGTGAATCACTGTTATGTAAATATTGCTGGTCAGCGTAAAGGCAGGAAATTGACTGAGGCAGCTAAGAATTGGAAGCTCCTTGCCGGTTATGAAGCCAATCAGGCAAAACGGAAACAGGGCTGGATTTACCCGGACAAAGATGAAAAAATCGTCCTGCTGTTGTGGGCGTTTTGGCCAGATCGTCGTCCTCGCGATATGAATAATTGTCATAAGCTCCTGCCGGACGCTCTTGAAAACGTCCTCTTTGAAAATGATAAAAACGTCCTTGTTCGCGATATGGATTTCTCCTTCGACGCAAAACGTCCTCGGCTGGAAATTGTCGTCGCCCGGAAAGATGAGGTAGACGTGAATGAAACACAATACTAAAAAATTCGTCCTGCAGGAACTGGCTGACTACAGGGAAAGCTGTGCAGAAAATGTCCGGATCCATGAGCGGATAAATAACCTGAAATGTTCTGGTAATGCAGACGTGACAAACAGGGAGCTTAAGATGCTGTTTTTACGACAGGCGTATCTGGAACGGGTCATAGCTGCAATAGATAATTTACGTGAGAATTTGAATGAGGATTTATTGCAGTTGTTCAAGGCAAAGTTTTTGACTAGGCCGAGTATGCAGGACAAAAAAATAATCGCACAGCTTAATGTCAGTCGTGCGAAGTTTTACAAAGATATTGATTTGATTTGTCAAATGCTGGCCGACCGGCTTGGGCTTTCATAGTTGCACGCAGTTTTGCCGTTGCACGCAGTTTCGCTGTTGCACGCAGTTTTGCCGTTGCACGCAGTTTCGCTGTTGCACGCAGTTTCGCCGTTGTACGTGGTTTCGCCGTTGCACACAGTTTCGCCGTTGCACGCAGTTTCGCTGTTGCACACAGTTTCGCCGTTGCACGCAGTTTCGCCGTTGCACGCAGTTTCGCCGTTGCACGCAGTTTTGCTGTTGCACGCAGTTTCGCCGTTGCACGCAGTTTTGCCGTTGCACGCAGTTTCGCCGTTGCACGCAGTTTCGCTGTTGCACGCAGTTTTGCCGTTGTACGTGGTTTCGCCGTTGCACACAGTTTCGCCGTTGCACGCAGTTTCGCTGTTGCACGCAGTTTCGCCGTTGCACGCAGTTTTGCCGTTGCACGCAGTTTCGCTGTTGCACGCAGTTTCGCCGTTGTACGTGGTTTCGCCGTTGCACACAGTTTCGCTGTTGCACGCAGTTTCGCCGTTGCACGCAGTTTCGCTGTTGTGTATACGAAAATTAAAATATAGCTTTGACGAAAATATCAAAGCTATATAATTAGTCTGCTGTTATTGATTTGTTATAAGCATTTTAAATTCGTCAATAGTTGCCGTCCAAACTTCCGCCTGACGGTTATAGCCATCAGGCGTAAAATAAGCAGTAATTTTTTTAGTCTGACGCAGAGTATCTGCGTAAATTTTAGGATAAAGCCGGTAAAGATCAATAGTTTTTTTAATACAAGTATCAACACGCTTAAACGTCCAACGTTCAAAATTGACGGCTACACCGTCAATATTTTCGAAACAAATAATAAAAGTTTGTTTTTTCATTTTTTTATACCTTTCTGGTCTGCCATCGTCAGAGCTGGGCGACCGTCCCGCAGCTGACGCCCGCAGGCGCGGGCGTTTCGGCTTTTAATCTTCAGGGGTTATTTTGTCAATAATACATTTACCTGCTTTCGTTACATGAAAAGAAATTGCTAAATTTTCTTTGCCTCTGTAGTTCGTTATTGAATAACCAAGCGCTGAATTTGTAGCTGTTTGCAATTTCATAAATGAGCCGTCATTGACTTCTGCGATAATTTGATATTTGGGATTGCCGTAAAAACTGCAGTTTAAAGCTTCAAAGAATACTATTCTTTTTACGTTGATTGTTTCAGAGTAATTTTTTGCCATTTTTAGCATCTCCTTATTTTGATCATGATTTATATTTTCTGGTTGTAAATTTCGGCTTAGTGTGATATTCTTTTGATGTGGGCAGTGTCGACGCACTGCCCACACGCTAGCCTTATTTGCTAGCTTTTGTTGCTGCCGCTGGTTTTATGCCAGCGGTTTTTGTTTTTCCCAAAATGTCAACGCCAACCCAGGGCACCGCCGCTCTTGGAATCTCAAACGGCTTGACAATGCTTTTCATGTTCTCACCTCCTTTCAAATAGCGGTGTCTTTAAAAAGTGATTAGTTGTTTCTTTTTCTATATATATTATACTCAAAAATGATAATAAAGTCAACAGTAAATATACTTAAAAATAGAGATTTATTTAATATTTTATTTACAAAAACCTGTATAATGAGTATAATATATACAAGGGGTGATATAATGAGTGTTGACAATAAAATAAAAATGATAATGGCAGCTGCTAATATTAGCGGTCGCCAACTAGGTCCAGCGTTGGGACTAAACCCACAAGCTGCTACAACCAAAATATCAAGAGGGATAAAAAGCGTTGAGGACCTAATAAAAATATGCGACTATTGCGGCGCAGATCTGACGATCACGACAAAAGACGGCACAGTTATACACCTAACCATAGACGACATAGAGACAGACAAAAAGTAAATAGACAACCAACAAAGGGCACTTGCTCAATGCAAGCGCCCTTTTTCTATATTCAAGCAGGAGCAAATAAGCTTCTGCTTTTTTCTTTTCGTAGACAATTTCGAGACTTTTGGGGGGTACCGCTTACTGTCTGCTCGGTATATGGTTATATATAGAGAGCTGTACCAGGTGCAGACACACGCAGAGCAGAGCACCAGCCGCCGGCAACGTGCCGCACGAATAGGCAAAGGTACTTCCCAGAGGGGGTGCGGCCCGAAGGTCGGAGAGCGCGCGGCGTCTGTCTCTAAAAAAATAAAAAAATTTACTTCGAAATTTCGAGGTTGCAAATGAAAGAAAAACAGAACGATGAAAACAAAAACTTAACAATTAATGGCACAAAAAAAGACAGCTCCGAAAAAGTGTTACAAAAAGCACAAAAAAGCGAAGAAAAACGATCAAGCAGACTTCGGAGAAAAGCCATTCCGTCATATTTGCAAATAACTGCCGATGATAAATTGATCGTCAGGAGCAGCCAGGTATGCAAAATCTTTGGAATCAGCGATCGAACTTTGTCGACGTGGACAGCTCGCGGAGCGCCGCAATATAAACGTGGTTGGTGGGATTTGGCGGTGCTTATCGAGTGGCGCATAAAGTCTGCTGGATTCGGGCGAACTGACGGCGGGACGACAAATGAAGCTAAAAAGCTCAATGCAGATGCCAGGCTGAAAGAAATTAAGGCGGACATTGAGGAAATGCGGCTGGAACGTATGATGGAACGCCTCGTACCGCTGGAAATGGTGGAAGAAGAAATGACAGCGTGTTTTGCAAATGCCAGATCAGGCCTGCTCCGGATAGGCGAAAAGGTTTTTACTGAGCTTCATGCTCAGTATCCGGAAATCATGCACGATGTACGGAGAATAGTCAATTATGAAATCGAAACAGGACTTGACCGTCTATCAGAATCTAAGTTTTATAAACGATGAGCAAATAGAAAAGTGGCAGAATGCACTTGAAGATATCGGCAAAAAAGCTTTTGCCAAGTTGAAACCACCAGAAAGAATGAGCGTTTCTGAATGGGCCGACCATAACAGGGTACTTCCAGTAGGATCTACTTCAAAGCCTGGGCTTTGGTCGACAGAGTTTGTGCCATATATGCGTGACATTATGGACGCCTTTGCTGATGAAAGCGTCGAAGAAATTGATTTTATCAAGGCATCACAAACCAGCGGCACCGAAAGTGCCCTTAATATGCTGGGTTATACCATAGATCAGCGACCGCACAGGCTTTTATACGTTATGCCGGACGAGGAAACCTACAAGGAATTTTCAGAAGAACGTTTGCAGGTAATGCTTAATAGCTGTGGCTGCTTTAAAGGTAAATTTGACGAAAATGCTAGCCGTGACGGATTTTTGAAATTTCGGGGCGGGTTCTGTAAGTTGACAACGGCAAATTCGCCATCGAAACTGGCGAGTTTGTCCATACCATACATCATCATGGACGAAGTTGATAAATACCCACGCTGGGCAGGCAGGGAAGCAAACCCAATCAAGCTGGCGCGTGAACGATCAAAAAACTGGCCGGGCATGATGAAATTAGTTCTGATCTCTACGCCGACGATCAAAGAAGGCAATATCACCAAAGCCTACAACGAAGCCGACGTTAGATATAAATATTATGTACCCTGTCCGCATTGCGGGCATATGCAGCCGCTGACTTGGGACGGTGTAAAGTTTGATAGTAAAGAACATGCGACAGTAGTCGAGTATCAGACACATTACGAGTGCTGTGAATGTCATGGAATCATCAAAGATCACCACAAACCGGAGATGCTGCGGCGCGGCAAATGGGTGGCGCAGAATGAATGCAAGGGTAAGCCGAAAAGAATAGCTTACTCCATCAATTCTATTTACAGCCCATGGATAACGTTTGGACAGGTGGCGGCAGAATTCCAGAGATCCAAAGACGACCCTGCTGATTTGATGAACTTTATCAACTCGTGGCTGGGCGAACCGTGGGAAAATCTTTCTGCCAACATGGATATCGGCAGCGTTTTGGAACAGCGTACAGAGATACCAGCTCATGTTGTACCTGCATGGGCCCAACTGTTGACTGCTGGCGTAGACGTACAAAAGGATTATTTTTACTGGACTATTCGCGCATGGGGCGCAAAGCTTACAAGCCAGAATATAGCTTACGGTATGGCCCGGACATGGGAAGAGCTGGAAGCCGTTATGGATAAATTCTGGGCGGATGAAGAGGGAGAGCTGCGGTGGCAGGTCAACGCCTATTGCGTCGATTCCGGTTACAGGACGGACGAAGTTTACGAATACTGTAATGCTCGTCACGGCGTAGCGATTCCCTGCAAAGGGTCCAGTACGCCAATGGTAGGTAAATACCGTCCGGCGAATATAGAACCCAAAATAAAAGGCCTCAGGCCGTCGCTTTTGTATATCGTTGATACAGACCAGTACAAAAATATAATCGCATCGAGACTGCACAGGCCTATTGGCATAGGTGCATGGATGCTGAATAAGGACACGGAGCTTGTTTACGCGGAGCATTTGACGGCTGAACACAGAGTAGTAACGACTAAAGGCAGCAGACAGACTGAAACGTGGGTCAAAAAAACTTCGGCCAAGCAGAACCACTGGTGGGACTGCGAAGTATATGCTTTTTTGGCGGCAGATCTCAGTCACGTTTCGCTTCTGGAAGAATTGCCGGAAGAATAGGAGGGAAAACATGGCAACGATTAAAGAACAGCTGGACGCCATTGACGCAGCAATCAATGCTATTCTGACGACAGGCCAGCGGATAAAAACACCGACCGCAGAAGTTGAACATGCCAGTCTGGCAGAACTGCGCAGCGAGCGTGCAAGGCTTGAAGAAAGGCTGGCGCTGGAAAATGGCGGCGGTGGTAGCGGCGGAATAGTCCGCGGAATTTTTTTAGGATAATTTAGGATAAGGAATGATAAGAAATGTCAAATAATGCCAGAAATCCTACCATGGGAAATGATTTGAATATTATCGATCGTACGATAGCATTTTTTGCCCCGCAAAAAGCATGGGAGCGAATGCAGTATCGGCGTGCTTTAGGCGGTTACAAGGCGGGAGACCAGAACGCCAGCCGTGCTAACTGGCAACCGATGATCGGTACTGGCGAGAGTATCAATAAAGTGTCAAGAGACAGGATGAGGGCCAGGGCTAGAGATGCTGAGCGCAACAGCGATATTGCCAACGGTATCCTGCTTGCCTATCAGCGCAATGTAGTTGGTCGTGGCTTTAACCTGCAGGCCAGGACAGAGGATGATACCTTTAACAAAGCCGCTGAAAAACTTTGGCGGCACTGGTCAAAGCCTGAAAACTGCGACTTGACAGGGCAGCAGTCGCTGCGTGAGATGCTGAACATGATCACTCAGCGAACGCAGGTAGATGGCGGGATAGTTATTGTCAAAACGTATGTGCAGGATAAAAAATATCCTTTCAAAGTGCAGATACGGGAAGTTGATGATATTGATGCCATGGGCCGCATGGAAGCGGACAACGGCAATGTTATCTGTAACGGTATCGAGCTTGACCAGTATAACCGTCCGGTAGCGTATTACCTGAAAGAAACTGATCCTAACGGTTTTAGTGACTATAAGGTAACAAGGGTAGAAGCGGACAGGATTATTTATTTCTGGCAGCGGCGGCGTCCTACTGAATACAGGGAGATATCCCGACTAGCGCGGACACTACCAAGGATACGCGACACTGACGATTATCTGGACACAGTGAGTTTTGCTCATAAAATAGCTGCGTCACTGGCGCTGGTAATTACCCAGAAATTCCCTGACGGCATTGCCGGAGGTATTGGTCGCAAGGTACAGGGCTTGCTTGAAAAAATGGGCGAACCTATACCTGAAGACCAGAAAATACAGGGGTTTACCGGCGGCGATATTCTATATCTGCAGCCGGGTCAGGATGCTACCAGTGTCGTACCAACAGGGGCGGCGGCTGAGACCAAGGATTTCACAACTACGCAGCAGCGGCTGGCGGCGGCAGGACAGGGATTGTCACATGAAAGTGCCAGTAGGGATGTGAGTGAGGTCAATTATTCCTCTGCCCGGCAGAATCTGTTGGAAGACGAAAAAACCTATCTTGATATGCAGATGTCTTTGATTGAGCATGTATTAAGCAAACTTTATGAAGAAGTTATCAAAGCAGGTTATCAAACAGGTATGATCGACGCCCAAAAGTATCCTGATTTTTGGGAAAGGCTGGAAGAATATTTGGAACATGAGTTTATTCCGCAAGGAATGCCGTGGATTGATCCTCTGAAAGAGGCCAACGCCAAAAAGATCGGCATTGAATCAAAAACGCTCACCCGCAAAGCCCTTGCGGCCAGCGAGGGTAAGGATTGGAAGGAAGAGCTAGAACAGCTGGCAGCTGAGCAGAAAATGATGGAAGAACTCGGATTAATTGTGAAAGGAGAGGATAAAAATGCCAAGTCAAAGCAAGACACTGACCCGGCAGCAGGCGGCCAAAGCCCCAAGGATGAGGGCAGCGTCGCTGACTAATTTTAACGCTTCGGAGCGTACAGCGCGGCTGTCATTTGCGTCAGAAACACCGGTACGCGATTACTGGTATGGTAAGGAGATTCTGCGGGTCAGTGATAGCAGCATGAACACTGAGCGTTTCAGTGCAGGTGTGATGCCGGTACTGTTTAATCACGACAGAGATAAGGTTATTGCAAGGGTGGATAAAATCTGGACCGAAGGCAGCAAGGCGTATGCCGACATTACTTTTGACGATGATGAGCTTTCTGAGCGTATTCTGAAAAAAGTGGAAAGCGGTAGCCTGCGCGGTGTATCGGTAGGGTACAACATCCAAAATTACAGTATTATCGAACGTGATGAAACCAGTACGGACGGTATCGAGGGCCCAGCGCTGATAGCTGACAAGTGGGAAGTTTTTGAAATCAGTATCGTTTCAATACCGGCAGATGCGGCTGTAGGAGTTGGCCGTAGCAGATTGTACAGCCCCGACGGCTTCCGTGATATGGGAGACGGAGCAGGGACGGAAGAAGCCGAGGAAACTGAGATGCAGAAATCAACTTCTGCCGGCAGTGACCGGTCCGGTGAACCCGGATATGAAAAAAATAATTACGAAGGTGAGGAAAAGGAAATGACACCAGAAGAAAGAGCAGCACTTGCGGCGGAGGTCCGTACTGCAGAAAACCAGCGTCAAAGTAATATCCGCGCATTGTGCCGTGAATTGAAAATCGAAGAAAAGGATATGGAGGCAATGCTCAAAGATGAGGACTGCACCATGGAAAAGGCAAATGAACGGGCTTTGGCAATTTTGAAAGAGCGGATGAAACCTACCGTTCCGCCTAAAGTAACAGTTACTCAGGATGAAGCCGATAAAAAACGCACAGCTATCGTTGACGGTTTGTTCCTGCGCCATGGCGGCATCTTGGAGAAGCCGGCAGATGGTGCTGATGAGTTCCGCAACTGCCGTTTTGCTGATGTGGCAAGAATGACGTTGCAGGATGCTGGCGAAACCGGCATCGGTCGCATGACTGATCGTGAACTGTTTGCTAGAGCGCTGACTACTACCAGCGCATTGTCTGCTATTGCTGATAATCTGGCGCATAAGAGCCTGTCCAGCGGTTACAACGAGGTTGCGACGACTTATGGAGCATGGACCCAGACCGGCAGCAATACTGATTTTAAAATTGCCAAGCGTTACCGCATTTATGACGCTATGGCACCGGTTAAAATTCCTGAGGGCGGCGAATTCAGTTACAGTGAATTGCTGGATGAATCCGTAGGCGTACAGCTGGCGACCTATGGTGACGCTACTAATTTTACCCGCGAAATGATGATCAATGACGATCTTGATGTCTTGGTGAAAATCCCGAAGCTGCTGAGAACATCTATGGAACGTTATAAAAATCATTTGGCCTATAAAGCGCTTATAGATGCCAATAATTACAGCTCTGCCAAGGGTAATCTTGGTACCGCGGCGGCACTGTCGGTCAAGTCTTTGGGTGAAGCTAAAAAGCTGATGCGTAAGCAGAAGCTGGGCAATAATACCGTACTGAATATTGTGCCTAAGTATCTGATCATTCCGGCAGCATTGGAAACGGTGGCTGAACAGCTGCTGACGTCTACAGCAGATCCGGAAGGCAAAAACAGCGGCGTAAGCAATCCAGCAAACAGAACCCGCAGTAATCTTGAACTGATCGTTGACGCCACGCTGGATGAATTGAGCGGTGAAACTGCTTATTATCTGGTAGCTACCAAAGGGATGGTAGATACGATCGAGGTTTGTTATTTGAATGGTAATGCAGCGCCAATTATTGAAACCGGTACTGACTTTAATAATCTGGGCATTAATTTTAGAATGTACCATGATTTTGCAATCAACGTACTGGATACACGCGGCCTGGTTAAAAATGCCGGCAAATAAGGGAGGGAAAAGAAATGTTTAAACGTAAAGGTGAAAATCTTGATTATACATGCACTGCTGACGTGGAACGTGGCGAAGTTGTTGTTATTAACGACGCGCTTGGTGTAGCGGCCAGCACAGCCAAAAAGAATGATGTGATCGCTGTTTATATGACAGGTGTTTTTCTGCTGCCCAAGGATACTTCTACAGAATTGCAGCAAGGGAAAAAAGTCTATTGGGATACGGCTGCCAAGAAGGTAACTGTGGATGCTAATGACGGCGCAGAATCCAATCCGACCGCTTATCTTGAAGCCGGCATTGTGTGGGAAACGGCACTGACCAGCGCAGATGAAGTGCAGGTCAAAATCGGTTAAAAGGAAAAGGCGGCTTAGTCCGCCTTTTTCACAAGGTGAATTATGAGCAGCATTGCAGATGTTATTAAAAAATCTATCTTTGGCAGCGTTCTGTCAGAAACAGTATTTTACAAGGACAGGGAAATCAAAGCGATTGTCAGTATCGGAACGCCGGTCGTGCGCAAAAATTTCTTTCGTGGTATTACCGTCAATGATGTAGTCAGTGACGAGGCTTCTTTTACTTTGTTGGAAGAAGATGCACAGGAGATTAAAACTGGCGACCAGATTATCCATAAAGGTGGGACATGGTATGTCAATAAACAGATAGCGCAGGACACTATCGGCAAGACAGTTACCTTTGGAGCTTCGAAAAATACCAAAGGTTTTGCGAGGGGGTTTGAAAAATAATGTATTTCAAAATCGATCTCGAAGATGGTATCAGCCCTGTGGTGCAGCGTTGGCTAAAGAATAATCCGCGTTTCATAAGCTCTGTACTGAAAAGTACCGGTTATATGGTGCAGAACGAGCTGAAAGAAGCGGTGCGCGGCAAATTTACAGGGCAAAGTTGGCCGCAGCGTTGGACGCTGCAAGACAGGCGAAAATTATCGAGGACTGCGCCTGGCGTATGGTATGGACGTTTGAAAAATGCTTTAGGCTATGCCTATGATCCGGCAGATAGCAGCGTCAATGTTGGCTGGACCAGCAGGACAGCGGCGTTTGAAGGCAACGTGCAGGAGGAAGGCGTAACTAAACAGGTAACGCCGGGTTTACGCCGGTTATTTCATAAGCGAGGCATCCATCTGCGGGCAACGACGACAAAGCTGGTGACACCAGAGCGACCGTTTATTGAACCGAAATACATGGATATCCGAGATAAAATACCTGCTTATATCACGCAAAAGGTACAGGAATACATGGATAACGGCGGGTTTGTTAAAAATGTAGGAAAGGGCCGTAAATATACGGTTTACAGTGGCTTAAATGCAGCAGCAGATTAACATGGTGGAAATGAGCCGTAAACTAGCGGTACATTTAAAAGCATCGGCAGAACTTGAAGCTTACTGCCAACAGGAATTTGGCAAAAGCATAACGACGGTGGTTGAATATCGTAATGTCAATGAGATACCGGACTTGGAGACAGCTCCTTATATTATGTTTTATAACGCTGGCAAGACAGAAGGACTGACTAAGAAGGTCCATTATCAGGTCGATATCGCTATCGGCGTTCCCGGCAGCGTCAGTGATTCGTATCTGGAAACAGAAGAAGGCGTTTTAGTTTTAAAAAGCTATAAAAATGTTTCTGATATCATGCAAATCATTCAAAGCGAGCTGAACGCCTACCAGAACAAGAAAATACCACCTGAGGTATTTTCCGCAATTTTTACCGGCGAAGCTGATCAGGCAGGCTTACTTTGGACAGGTATGATCCATTGCGAGTGGGAATTTCAGCAAATCTTGGGGCCGCTGGGCATGATTGATTTTTAATCTACATACTAAAAACAACGGTTAAAATACGACAAAATGCGGTAAAATATCGCTGAATTTAGCACAAAGAATAAAGGATGTGAGAGTAATGGCAATAGGAGAACAACAGCAGGGCGTATATACCCAAAGTTTAATGGCATTTGAAGACGCATATAATAAAGACCCGGCAGATTTGAGCAGCAGGGCTATTTTGCTGCCTTTCAATTCTAATGCGCTAACGGCCAGTCAAAACAGCACCGCTCCGGGAACGATTACCGGCAGACGTGATCCGGTAGAGCCTATTTACGGCAATATCGATGTTGCAGGACAGGTCGTTGTACCTGTGGATGCTACGTCTTTCGGCTGGTGGCTGACAGCGGCGTTTGGTGAACCAACAACGGAAGATGGGACTGTTGAAGGAACTTATAAGCACGTTTTTAAACCGTCGAAGCGGCAGCCGTCTTTGATTATGGAAAAAGCGTTTCCTGATATCGGCGTCTACACAAAATATAATGGCTGTAAGGTAAGTACACTGGAAATAACAACAGGCGGTGATGGCGAGCTGGTAGCCAATATTGATATGATGGGGGCCAATGAAACTATCAATAAAGCGACGATCAGTACGACGCCTAAAACTCCGGTAATGGATAGATTCAACAATTTTATGGCGTCTTTTAAACTTAATGATGAATTGGCGGCAGTATGTACGGAAGTATCCATGAATATGAATTTCAATCTAGACGGAGATACTTATGCTATTGGCGGCAAAGGATTCCGAACGGCATTGAATGAAGGCATATTGGAGCTGAGCGGCAGTATGACGGCATTTTTTACCGACAGCAAATTCATTGAATATGCTGAAGACAGTACAACAATCAGCGCTGAATTAATTTTTGAAACAGGCGACTTTAAATTGTCGTTCCTGTATCCGGAAATGAAGCTGGCACGGAATACACCTCCTATCGACGGACCTACAGGTATCAGTCAGCAGTTGGATTACAACGCTTTTTATAAGAGTAATGACCAAAACAGTAGCGTAATAGTTACACTTATCAATAAAACAGCATCGTACACGAAGGGAGTTTAATCGTAATGGCTATTAAAAAAATGATTGAATGCAGATGTATGACATGGGAAGAGAACGCCATGCATGATGATCTCGTAGAAGAATTGCTGGACAAAGACCCCCAAATATCAGGAAGAAAAGTTTTGCAAAAAATGGCGCCATGGGTACTGGAGACAGTTTATAAAGTCAAAGCCAGCGACTTTACACCGGGCGAGATTGTTGAAATATATACACGCACCAAAGAGCTGACAGCCCATGTACGTGCAGAAGAAATAAAAAACTTGAGGCCCTTGTCGTCTGGCAGCGCGAACGGGCTGGATACTGCAGAGACTGCCGGAAAATCCAAAAAGTAAAGCAAACACTTGATTGTAATACCTGCGCTTACCGTGCACCGGAGCTGATGGAAGGTAATCGCGAAGCGTATGCTGCGTGGTATGCGATCCGTAACTGCAGACGTTATGCAGTCGGTATGACTGGAGCTATTTTGCTGGGTATCAGCTGGCAGGATGCAGATTACATTCTGAATAAGTATGGTTTTCGCGTATCGGCGCTGATGATGCAGAAGCTCCAAAAACTAGAAGATTTAGAGATAGAAAACAGCCTGAGGAAGGAAGGTAAGTGAAGTGGCAAAGAATGTAGCGGAAACCAGAGTAAAAATATCTCTGACGGACGGCATGAGCGCTGGGCTATTAACGGCACAGAAAAACTTAACCGGACTGAATCGGGCTGCTTCGTCTACATCAAGTATTTTTAAAGGCGTGACGATGCAGGCGGCAGGACTGACTGCGGCTTTGACTGGACTGTATGGAGTTTCCGAAGCGGTAGGGAACTTGATCAAGGCTCCGTATGAATTCGCCAAAAACATGGAAACCAATCAGATCGGCATCAGCGGTATTCTGCAGTCGATGACGAAACTGGACGGTAAAACGCTGGAATGGAATACGGCAATGCGGATATCCGGCGGCATTTTACATGACCTGAACGATGCGGCCCTGCGAACGGCGGCAACCAGCGAAGATTTGATTGAGGCATTCAGGGCGCTTTTAGGGCCCGGTCTTGCTGCAGGCATGAACATTGAACAGCTGAAAGAATTTACGACTATCGGTGTCAATGCTGTAAAGTCTATGGGCTTGCCCAGAAATCAGATAGTGCAGGAACTGCGTGACATGGTGCAGGGTGGTATTCGTCCGCAGTCGAGCACACTTGCAACGTCTTTGGGTTTGACTGACGCCGATATCAAGGCTGCAAAAGAAAGCAGCGAAGGCTTGTATGCGTTTTTGATGAAGCGCATGGAAGGCTTTAAAGCAGCAGCATTGGCTACACCGAAAACCATGGCTGGTTTGATGGATCAGATTAAGGAAGGATATACCCGTACTGCGGCAGACGGAACGGCCGAAATCTACAGTTATTACAAAGAGCTTCTGGGGAAGGTAGCTAATCTGTTTTTGGATCAGGAAACTTTTAAACTGGACGAGGACCTGGTTAAAAATGTAAGTGCTTTTAGTACCCATGTTGTAAATGCTGCCAGAGGTTTGGAAAATGTGGGCAGCGCAGGCTGGACTGTTATAGGACCGGCCCTTGAAACAGCAGGGACGGCGGCCGGAGTTTTGGCAGATAATACCGAGCTGATCGTCAAAGGCTTTGCAGCGTGGAAACTGGGGGGGATAGTTCTTGATCTTGGTAATGTCGTAACCCAAACAAATAATGCGTATCAGGCGCAGACTTTGCTTGGTACGGCAGTGCAAAAGGTCAGCGGGTATTGGAACACCAACAAAATAGCTGCGCAGGGAGCGTACCAGCAGGAGATACAGGCAGCTGAGAATGCGGCGGCGGTGATCAACCAGACTGAGCGTCAAAAACAGGCGTCAATCAAAAATACTGAAGTTGTTACTAAAGCTGTTCTTGTAGCTAGTAAACAACAAAATTTTGAACTTTCAGCTGATTTGAGGCTTGCAGCACAGCATTATCAAAATTTAGGAGTGTCAGCCCAAAAAGCGGGGCAACTGCAATTACAGGCGGCAAAAGTCGCGGCTAAAGGGCAGTTGGATTTAGCAAGACAGATACTTGATACTCAGGAAAAGCATATTCTGGCCGCTAATGCGGCGCTGGACCATGGCAAGAAACTGCAGGGATTACAAAATAAAGCCATGCTTTTGGGCGGAACACTTACAGGACTTGGTGTTACTGTACAAATGCTGTCAGGTGACACGGAGAGTTTTTCGTATAAACTGGCGGGAACAGCAGTCAACGCAGGAATTGCTATAGGAGCAATAGGAACGCTTATAGGATGGCTGGGAAAATTGGCACTTGCCTACAAGGAAGTAGCCACAATGGGTGCTGCGGCTGGATTACTTTCTACTGCCGGTATTGTCGGTGCTGGTGTTGTTGGGATAGGCGCGGCAGTTGGTGCAGGAACTGTGGGGATTTATGCAGCAAAAGAAGGACTAAGCTTTGAAGACCTTGTTGACAGATGGACTGCGACACCACAATCCAGAGAAGAAGAACGGCTGGAAAAAAAGAAGAAATTTAGGGCGGAACAAGATGAAATTGCGGCACGCCAAAAAGAAATTGACGATGCTAGAAAAGCTGCGGAAGAAGCTTCGCGGTTGGCTTTGAACAGTTTTGGTGGCAGTGATGATAAAGGCAAAAAAGCTAAGGGTGGTAAGTCAGAAGCAGAGAAGCAGGCTGAAAAGGCATTAAAAGAGCTGACGAAATGGCAGGGCAAGGTAAATGAGCTTGCCGAGGATCTGCAAACTAAAATAACTGAACAGACTGGTTCCAAACTCGATATAGCCACAGCTTCGCTGACAGCAGAGCTGGAAAAAATGAATTCTACCATCGAAAATGCGAAGGTGGCAGGCGTTGATAATGAGGCGTTAAAAAGTGTTCAGGCCCAGATAGATTTATACAAAAAATTAAAAGAAGAACAGAACAATCGTGACTGGATAACCGAACAGCATAAACTGCGGATGGATAACCTGCAGGCAGAGGAAGATTCACAAACCAGGCATATCAGCGTAATCAACGAAATGCGGGCTTTGGAGCTTGAACGCTACAAGGAGAAGCTGCAGGAAGAGCTTGCGGCTACTAATCTGACTGAACAGGAAAAGCTGCGGCTGCGGCAGGAATTTGCAGCGGCGACGCAGGAGCTGCAGGAAGCACAGGCGACCGATCTGAAAGCTTCGTGGGACAATGCCCTGGAATACATCAAAAATAAGCAGTTCAATCAGTTTGAGACTATCAAAGGCGGCTTTGATGACATACTAAGTACGATGACTAATTTTGGACAGAATATGCTGACTGAACAGAAATCTTTTTCGAAAATGTCTGAACAGCTTTTTGAGGATTTTACCAATAGTATTTGGAACATGATGATGAAAGTCATTATGCAGGGATTGGTTATGAACATGGTTACGAGTATGTTCGGCATGGGCGGCGGTGGCGGATTTGATCTTGGCGGTATTCTTAATAATCCTTCCAAATTTAGCGTTGGCGGAACAAGTTATGCAGGCGGCTCTTTTATGGGAAAATTTGCACAAGGCGGGTATACTGGTCGTGGTTGGGCGCTTGTCGGAGAAGAAGGACCGGAATTACTTGATCTTAAAACCCCGGGCCGCGTTTACACCGCAGATCAGACCAGAGCTGCCTTAAGCGGGAGTGCGGCAGGTGGAACAACAAAAATTATTGTGCAGTTGGAAAACAAGAGCGGTACGCAGCTAAAAGCATCCGAGCAAAACACTACCTTTGACGGCAAGAACTATGTAGTATCAGTTCTGCTGGAAGCGGTGGCAACTAATTATATGGGAACGCAGAACATTTTAAGGGGCGCTTTGGGAACGCCGTAAGGAGCTGAGAGCATGGCAGCAGTTGTTTTTCCGGATATTACGGCACCGTCTTATCCAATCAAGGAAGATCCTGAGGACAATTCCATTATGTCAACCTATGAAGACGGTACGACGCAGGCGCGGCGAAGGTTTACTAAAAGCCGTATGACTTTTGGCTTGACGTGGAATTCATTATATACGGATGAATATCAGAAGTTGAAAGACTTTGTGCAGAAAAAGGTTTATTTTGCAGCGGTAGCTTTTGAATGGACAAATCCTCATACAGGTATAACCTATACGGTGCGCTGCACAAAATTCAGCGGTAATCTGAAATATACAGACTATTACAGTGCTGAGATGACGCTGCAGGAGGTATGAAGTGTTACAGATATCATCAGTCATAAAAGAATTGAAAAATCAGTTATCAAGTGACAGCTGCTGGATTTTGTTACTGGAACTTGATACCAAAATAGAAGGGCTGGAACCAATCAGAGTGGCCCGTAATAACGAGGATATTGCTTATCGTGGCAACACCTATATTGCTTTTCCGCTGGAACCGCCGACGATATCGGAAGATACTACCGGAAGCATACCGTCTTTTGAATTGTCAATCGATAATACATCCAGAGCGGCTACGTGGTATATGGAAGAAGGCGAGGGCGCGATCGGCGGTATAGTGAAGCTGATGGTAATCAATACTTCAGCTATCGACGAAGACCCTGTACTGGAAGAGGAATTCAAGGTACAGAAAGCAGTAGTTAACGATAAGTTTATCAAGCTGACGTTATCTGTTGATTACTACATCAATTCCAGGCGTCCGGTAGGTCGCTTTATGAAGAATAACTGCAATTTTAAATATAAAGGACTGCGCTGCGCAGCGACATCTGATCTGCCGGAATGTGATCATACGTTAACTGCCTGCCGTGAGCGCAAGAACAGCGCCAGATTTGGCGGGTATCCTGGTATAGACCAGAAAGGGGTATACGTATGATAGAGTATGCAGACTTGATCGGCGCACCATTTAAATCACATGGGCGCGATATTAAAACAGGCGTTGACTGTTATGGACTGGTGCAGGCTGTGTTTAGGCGTGAAGGAATAGAACTGCCGGAATTTGACGCAGATTATAACGACTGCAAAAAAATAAACGCTATCGTTCGCGGGGAAGAGAAGCGGGCGAGCATATGGCGCCGGCTGGAAGTTCCTAAAGTACCCTGTATCGTGACTATATCTTTTGGCGTAGCCAGAAGCGTTATCAACCATACCGGCGTTTATATCGGCGGTAATAAGTTTTTGCATATTAGGGAGAATATCGGTGTTTGTGTAGACGATATCAACAGCCCGGCTTGGCGCAAAATAATCCACGGCTATTATGAGTACATCGGGAAGGAGTGAAAGCGGTATGAATGACAAGATCAGAGTAGTCATTGTCCGCAATCCGTTCCAGCCTGATGAAAACAGGGAAGTACATCTGCTGGCACCTGATGAATATAAAACACTGCAGGACTGTATAAGTGCTTATGAGGCGATCTATGCCGGCAGTGACGGCTTTAGAGTAACTGTCAACAGTTATGTTGTCGAAGACTTTAGCAGCGCAGTTAAAGCGGGTGATTTTATAGTGATGTCGCCTGTAGTTGGCAAAGGCGGCAAAAGTGTTTTGGGTTTGATCGCTGCCGTGGCGCTGTCAGTAGTATCTTTTGGCGTTGGTGGTTTGGCGGCAGGCGGATCATTTTGGGGAGGCCTTGCAGCAGCTTCTGGATGGGCCGCGGTAGGTGGTTATCTTGCGGCAGCAGCGGTTATGTTTCTAGGCGGCAGTCTGGTATCAAAAATGTTTGCCGGTAAAGTGGACGTAGGAAAATACAATACCGAAGGCAGTGAGGCGACTTACAGCTGGAACGGTATCCAGACTATGGAAGGGCAGAACAATCCAGAGCAGCTTACATATGGCAAGGTCAAAAGCGGTGGACAGAGCATAGCTAAATTTGTCGACAATGATAATAACGACCAGTATTTGAATTGGCTGATCGCTGCTGGCAGTGGACCGCTGGAAATAACAGAAGTGAAGTTAAATGATAACGATATCGGCAATTATGAGGGCGTGAAACTGGATATACGACCGGGAATCAATGATCAGGCGATCATCGACAATTTCAACGATATCAGGTCTACAAAAAGTCTTGGCTATGAACTTGAAGGTGAGTGGCGGCAAGATGTTGTTACCGGAAGCGCTACACAGGGCATAATTATTGATATCGAATTCAGCCAGGGACTATATCATGCTGATGACGACGGTAACCTGGTTAATGCATGGGTTGATTTGGCGGCTGATTATGCCTTGCGCGGCAGCGACGAATGGAAGCCTATTGTCAGCGGTTATACTCTTATAACGTCAAATCCTGTCAACGCCGTTCTTATAGACGATTCTGCAGAACTTGGAAACTGGAAGATCAGAGTAAATCGGGTGAAATCAGAAACTACAGATAGTGATGGAGATACTATTAAACAAATTTATTGGCGGATTAGTGTTGGGAAGCCAAGTGCAAAAGACGTCTGGATTTTTGCTGGTATTTCTGGTACTTTCGGTTGGTATTCCGACTCATTTTCACCGGGTGAAACAGGCAGTATCAATGTCGGGCCATTTAGGTTTGATAAACAAACAATGCAGGATAAAGGTGATGGCTATAGCACCAATATTGGAGTATCTAAAAATGGACGTGTAACAGCAGCACAATCATCAGCTGTGCGCCGCAGCTTCCGCATCGATAATATCGCTCCCGGAGAATACGACGTGCGTGTAAGAGTTGTAGGCAGGTCTGCATCCACGACCAGTACCCGTGACGGGGTGAAATGCTGGTGGACGATGGTAGAAGGTATTGTCTATGATGACTTCATTTATCCTGACATGGCGCTGATCGGGATTAAAGCACTGGCAACCAGCCAGTTGAATGGTACACCGACTTTAACCTTTATGAAAGAACGCGCTAATGTCTGGGTATGGAATCCATATGCAAAAGCCTATGAAGAAAAGCCAGCCAATAACCCGGCGTGGGCCGCTTATGACTTTATTCATCAGGCGTCACAACTGACAAATATTCACACTGGAGAGCTTGAATTTGAAGTGAGAGGCGCTAAAGCAGAGCTGATGATGTATGACAAATTTGCTGAATGGGCAGAGTTCTGCACAGAATACAAATTGGAGATCAACATCGAGATCAATACTACCGGACGTTTACTGAATATGGTAAATGAAAAAATAGCACCGATCGGCCGCGGGTTGGTATTATGCTTTGGTACGAAGTTTGGATGTATTTGGAACGGACCGAAACAGCCGACGCAGATGTTCGGCATGGGTAATATTATTCAGGGTACTTTTGAAGAAAATTTTATGCAGTTATCGGACAGAGCGAACGCTTTGGAGATAACCTTTACCAATAAACAGAAAAACTATGAACGCGATACGCTGGTAGTTTACGGCAAGAGTTATGACGATCCGGATGCCTATGATAATACTACGCAGGTATCGTTTGACGGTATTACCAGCTACGAGCAGGCCTACCGTGAAGGTAAATTTCAATTGTACTGCAATCAATATCTGACACGTACTTACAGATGGAAGGCTGACATTGACGCCATAGCTTGTACAGTTGGAGATTTGGTATATATCAGTCATGACGTTACCAAATACGGCACTAGCGGACGCATTATAGAAGTAGAAGGTCCGAATATAACCTGCGGTGCCTTTATGGAGGATTACGATCCGGGCAAGGTATATCGGCTGCAGTATCGATCCAGTGAAACTGACAATATTTATAAGATCAACATTTTGCAAATCACAGTTAATCCAGATGATACGCAGCTGGTAGTCGATTTGCAAAGCGTGGCAGAGCCGCCTGCAATTGGGGATATTTTTGATATTGCCGAGGAAAGCATCGGCACCGTACCAGTGATTATCCAATCTATCAACAGGGACGGTGATCTGCGGCGGCAGATCGAAGCTATAATCTACAACGAGAATGTTTATAGTGAAAACTATAACATCCCTGAAATAGATTACAGCACGGCAGAGCGGGATGTAGCAGTAAATGTCATCAATCTGCAGGGCAATCAGGTTCTGTACTGCGATCCTATGAAAACGCGGCACAGCAGGATGTTCCTGTCGTGGCGGCTGCCTGATGGGGCGACGGCGACAAAGTTTAGCGTTCAGTTATCTTCTAATGGCGGGACCACATGGACTGTCGCCGGAGATACAACATCGACAAGCTTTGAAACAGAAACAACGCCAGGACTGGATTATCTGGTAAAGGTAGTGACGGTACTCGGATTATCAACTTCGACAGGCACAGTGATCTCTATTCTGGCTGCTACTGTCGACTTATTGCCGCCAAATGTTTTGCTGATTGACCATGATCAGCTCAACGATGGTACTAGGCGGTTTTGGTGGAACTATAATTACCCGAATCCCAACGACGTTGCAGGGTTTAAACTTAAATACATTCAGGGCAGTTATCCAACATGGGAGAAAGCGACAGATCTGCATACGGGACTTGTAACGCTGCAACCATTTGAAACAAAGGCTTTGCGTCAGGGTGTGCATACGGTAATGATCAAGGCGGTGGATAATGCTGGGCAGGAGAGTTATATGCCCACTTACGCCATATTGAACCTTGGCGATCTGCTGGAAGAGAATGTGCTTTATAAAGTAGATATCACGGCTGATAACTGGTCCCAGACAGTGCATGACGGCGTGATCCGGCAGGACGGACAGCTGCATGCCCTACAGAATGTTTATTATTGGCAGAATACCAATGCGCAGGCGTGGACAGCGCCGACACTGGCGGCGTGGCAGGAACGTTATAGTTCGTTCAATTTTATTTATCAGGCTTTAGCACCTGCCAGCGGACAGTTTTGGCTGCAGTATGAAATTGATGGGCCGGCAGCCATTGAACACAGAAAAGTTGGTGATAAACCTGTGTGGAGCATACCGGAAGCGTCGGCTTGGGAAAAACCTCAATATCCTGCGTGGTTGGATGATACTACGATCTATAAACCTTATACCGGTAAAGTTTTGGTAAGAGCAGGAGACACAATTCAAGTAAGGGCTTCGGCGCAGGAGAACGTTGCCGAAGAAACAGTAATAAAAACTATGGATATGTTTATTGATGTTCCGGACAGAGAGGAGCATTTTGAAAACCTTAATGTACCCGAGGACGGCGTGACGCTGGATATCAAAACACCGCATTACTATACAACGGCAGTAAGGATTGATGCCGTACAGGACAGCACCGCCGGTGCTGTAATAATAAGAACGGCTATTATCAGCCGCAATCCGTGCAGAATAAAACTGCTGGATATAAATAATAACCCTGTCGCAGGCGTGGTTGATGTAACATGGCAGGGATTTGAAAAGGAGCTGATTTAAAGTGGAAATTCCTAAGTTTATAAAAGGTGTTGCAAAATACTTTACCTACGCCAGTGACAGCGGTGAAACGACACCGACGACGCAGGCTGACCTGCAGGAATTGATGAAAAACAATAATACTATCTTAGAATGTCTGGTAGACGGGCTTTGGCAGCCGGGAAAGGAAATGAAACTGAACCAGATAGTCAGGTCACCTAATATGCCTGCAAACACTGTTGCAAAAGTGACGTCGGTGGGTGTTACGGGAACGACTGAACCGGAATGGCCTGAAACGGTTGAGGCAACTGTGAGTGATGGTAGCGTAACTTTTACGATGGAATCACAACAGGCAAATATAAAAAAGAATATAATAGTAGATTTAATTTACCCTGTAGGGCAAATAGTAGAATATGCGTCTAATATTAATCCTAACGATCTTTATTCATGGCAAACTTGGGAACAAATAAAAGATGTATTTACTTTAGCTGCAGGAGATAAATATACGATTGGTGATACTGGCGGTGCTGCTACAGTGACACTAACTATTGATCAAATACCAGCACATGGGCATACTGCAACTGCAAGCAATGATGGTGAACATATCCACTCCGGTGTAGCTAAACGTAATGTTAATTGGCAGGCTGGAAGCGATTGGACTAGTGATGGCGGTAATTTAGTCGCAAGTGAGGGAAATACAAATAGCGCTGGTGGACATTCGCATCAGATAGAAATCCAGAATACAGGCGGCGATGCAGCTCATAACAATATGCCGCCATATTTAGTAACCATAAAATGGAAAAGAACTTCATAAAGGGGTAAAAATATGCAAGATTTAATTATTTATAACGAAAGTCAAGTTCTTGTGCAATCTAGTGGTAAAACATATCAAGAAACAAAAGAAAATTTTCTTGCTGACTATGAGGAAAAAGTCAATTATCAAACTATTGATTATAACCGAACAACGCAAACTTGCTGGTTAAACGGTGAAGCATTTCAAGCGTATCCAAACACAGTATGTGAGGATATTTTGAATAGTATTGATACACTTTTGGAAAATCAGGCGAAGCGTGAATATATAGCGCCTACCATCGATGAGCTCAAAGCTATTAAGCTGTTAGAAGTAGATAATTGGACAGCAGATAAAATTATTGGCGGTTTCATATCTGAATGCACCGGTAAGCCTGTGAGGTATGATAGCGACAGAGATACACAAAACACAGTTTCTAGTGATCTCAACACAATCTATCTTTCGCCTGAAAAGTTTAATGAAAATTTCCCCAATGGATACCCAATGAGAGGATATCCAGAAAATGCAAATATTAAGCAGGTATATTTTTTAACAAAAGAACAGTTATTGCAGTGGAATGTTGATCTAGGACTTCACAGAGGCACTTGTAAACAGAATGGATGGATTAAACAGGCACAGGTAGAGGCAGCGTTAAGCAAAGAGGATTTGGATGCTATTATATTAAATTAGGCGGTGCGTTGATATGTCAGAAGGAGATATTAGAAGAATTTTTGAACGGTTAGATCAAATGGGACAGGAGATAACTAGGCTCGTTGTCTTGGGTGAGGCGAAAAATAGACAATGTGATCAGCAAGAAAAAACAATTGCCAATCACGAGGAGCGTATAACAAACTTAGAATGTCAAAGCGGTTGCATCCGTGGAAACGTAAGTTTACTGGCTTGGTTGGCGACATTAGCGGTAGCTGTTTATGGTGTGGTTATAAAGTGAGTGATCAAAATGTTTAATCAAATAAAAAAGTGGATAGAAACAGGACTGAACAAACTTCCTAAACTAAAAAGAACTACCGGTAATTTATGGCTGACTTATACGGCAATAGGTCTGCTGCTGGGGACGATATTGATGTATATCGGCACTTGGGTATATTTTACTTTTTGGCTGTATAAGGCGGGATTGGCAGAGTTAAGGGAGATTATTGTAATTATGGCAGGAGCGCCGTTTATAACGGCACTATGCCTGTTACGGAAGGGTACAGTAGACAAAGACGGCAATGGCATAGCTGACGAAGATGAAAAACAACCTGAAAGAAGGCCACGTAATGATTTTAACGACAGATGAAGCAATACAAGTATTGGAAGCTATACGCAACTGTTTAGATCCTCGCAGGGTGAGATATGGCGCTGACTGGCGAAAAGATAAAGCGTTATGTATGGCTATAGAAAAATTGAAAGAAGATGATCAGAATGGATAACCCATTATATGTAAGTAAGCATTGGAGTGTGACAGAGTGGGATTGCTGGCGATGTAGTAGGAATGAGTATGCATGGGACGAAAATGGTCGACTATGTACAAATGATGAAAAGACTGCTAACTTATTTCGCATTTTTGATATGCTGAGAGATTGGAACCCTAATTGGGTTATCAACACTACCAGCTACCATGAAGAGTATGGCACCAACTTTAAATCAGGTTTCAGAACAGTAGCTGATGGAGTAAATGCTGCTTGTGGCGGCGAAGTAGGCAGTTACCATACTCGTGGTTGTGCAGCTGACATCCATATTTCAGGGCAGGACGATACTGATACTGCATTGGCAGACACGGTCATTGCGGCAGCTAAAGCATGGGGAATAGAGGATCAGTTAGGCATCGGATATTACGGGAACTGGATTCATGTTGATACCCGAGGCTATACATCAAGATGGTAAAGGAGTTAGAAGCAAATGAAAAATATTATTGAATGGTTTATTAAAACTACAGAAGACTTAAAAGGATTTGACGCACATTTGCAAGAGGAAATGCAGAAATATGCTAATAAGCAATGTAAAAAAGCTTTTCTGGCTGGAACGATCATTGGAGTGGGACTTGGTATTGTGATAAAAGCGTATATATTCTAATAATTTCCACAGAATTAACTTGTACGCTGTTTTATCGTTAAAATCGGTAATAATATTTGGGCGTATAGAAAACGGCGTACAGGTTAAATATTGAGGTGGTGAAAATGCTAAATGAAGAAAAGCAAATCAAATATAGTAAAAACTTTATTATTGTCTGTTTTATTGCTGCTTTTATTATTATGGGCTTTAACTTGCTTGGCGGCAGAAGCAATAAATCAGGAATCGGTATATATAATAACGGAAACGGAACTGGCGACGTTGGAACAAAACTCCAACAGGCTATTGGAAATCAGCAAACAATTAACGACGGAATTAGAGACAGCCAGGCAACAGTTGAAAATATCGGAACAAGCATCGACCGAAGCCAAACTGCAGAAAGGATTGCTGCAGAAGCAGTTGATCGAGCAACAAGCCTTGTTGAAGAATCAGGAAGACTTGCTGCAGCAAACACAGAAATCATTAAAAACATCCGCTCCAGAGGCCCTGCGGGAAATTGGGATGAAGATGGACGTAGAGAAATATATCAGGGGCATTAGTTATGGGGTAAGTAAACGTATTGTTAATAATAAGTATATAGGCCTTCGTGGAGAATATGACTGGAAAGACAATCAATTTGGGATGTGGTTGACTTATCAGTATTAAGGCTGGTGATTTTATGGAACCGTCATGCTTGAGGGCCAGGCAAACGCTTGAAGATATACCGACTAAAAATGAATTTTGGGAAGTAATCAATAAAGTAAAGCTGACACCGAGACAAATAGAAATACTTGAATTAAGGTTTATTGATGACCTTCTTGTTTATGAAATTGGCGAAAAGATGGGAATATCGTGTAAAACTGTAGAAAGAGATTTACGAGACTGTTATAAAAAAATAAAACGAATACTTGAAAAATAAAAACGCTCCTTATGGAGCGTTTTTATTTGACATTATAGGTATACATTTAGAAATGTTATAAATTTAGAAGTATTAAAATATGTTTATGAGAAGAACGTTTGCCTTTTTCTGGGATAATAGTATAATATAACTATATTATACTAAATACATAAAAGATGGGAAGTGTCGATTATGAATGAGTTAACTAACGGATTGTTTACGGGATGGATTTTGGCTTTCTTTTTGGGATTTATTCCTGCAATAATAGCAAGAAAGAAAGGCCGTAACTTCAAGCGCTGGTATATATATGGGGTACTATTGTTCATAGTGGCATTCATACACAGTTTATTTTTATCGGATCACAGCGGGATACGTTGCCCTGCATGTAAAAACTGGATTAAAGAGGAAGCAAGTGTATGCAAATATTGTCATACTGTTTTAGCAGACTATTATAGAGAACATTCTAATTTACCAATGGACAAGCATGAGCTTGATGATGATACCCTTTTATAGTATTAGGATAGTTAATAATGATGAAAAAGTATCTTGTTATTTTCACCATTATGTTGGCGATTTTAGCCGTCGGGTGTGGCACATCCAAACAAATAAATAAAAAATAAGCCTACCGTAATTGGTAGGCTTATTTTTTATGGTGTGCACTTTTATTTTTTATTTTTTATCTATTACGTTTTTTGCATCCTCAATATTGAGCGTTGTTATCAATTTTATTTCACTTAAATTATCTTCCTTAACCGTAATGGATGGATAACTTCTTCCGGGGAGCGAGATTTTTATTGCCATGTTTTGGCAAGATGAAATTTTATTAACAACATCTTTCGGTATACTATATGTTGCTTTGGCCTGCCCAAAAATGGGATCTTCTGTATAGTTAACATTAGGTGATAAAAGTTTATTTATAGTATATTCAGTACCGTCAATAACCAGAGTTCCTTGCCTTGCCATTAATTTTTCATGGTTCGACCGATCGCGATAGGATACAATTAAACGATAAGAACTATTATTATCAAGATCTACGATTTTTATAAACTGATAAGTATATGAAAAATCTGACCATTGACTATTCTTTTTGCTTTTGTAGGCAACAGTATCGTTTTCGTTATAAACAGAAACGACAATTTTAGCTTCGCATATTGCTGTAAAAAACGTTAAAACCATAATTAATAATGTAATAATTTTTTTCATATTACAATACACTCCTTAGCACTATTACTAAAACATTGAGATTATAGATATTGTAAGTCTGATACAAGAAAATAGCAAGGAAATAAAAAAATAATGCTTGACATTTTAGGGCTACATAATTAAAACATAATTACGGGCTACAAAAAGAGGCGATAAAGATGGTAGCTGAGAAAAGAGGTCGTCCTACTATAAATCCCAAAACAAAACCCATTCATGTAAGGTTAGATGAAGAATCAGCCAATATATTGAATCAGTATTGTAATCAGGAAAATTTGCCTAAAACCGAAGGGATAAGACGAGGCATTAAAAAATTAAGGGACGATATAAAAAAATAGAAACAGCCCCCGCACGACCAAGCACAAAGGACTGTTTCGACACCAACCACAAGAGTTGATAAATTTATTATATCATACTCCTGTAGAAAAGAATAGGAGCATAAAAATGCAGCAGTTAAACAGTTTGAAAGTATTTGAGAACAAAAAATTTGGGAAAGTAAGAACTGTTACACAAAATGGTGAACCGTTATTTATAGCAAAAGACGTTTGCGACATTTTAGGATTAAGCAATTCACGTAAAGCATTAACGAGGCTTGATGAAGACGAAAAGGGTGTAACTTTAAGTGACGCCCTTGGAGGCAAACAGAATTTATCAGTAGTCAATGAATACGGTTTATATAACCTTGTACTTGCAAGTAGAAAGCCGGAAGCTAAGGCCTTCAAGCGCTGGATGACACATGAAGTTATTCCAGCAATCAGGAAACATGGCGGTTATTTGACGCCGGATAAAACAGAGGAACTCCTGAATGATCTAGACCTAATCATTCAGTTGGCCACTAATTTAAAAGAAGAACGTGCAGCACGGAGCCAGGTCGAACAGCAACTTGCAATGGCAAAGCCGAAAGTTTTGTTTGCTGATGCGGTGGCGGCATCTGACAGTACTATTTTGATAGGTGACCTGGCGAAAATAATAAAGCAAAATGGACACGCCGTAGGGCAGCAGAGGATGTTTAAATGGCTGCGTGAGCATGGTTATTTGATTAAACGCATGGGAGCTGACTATAATAGCCCTACACAAAAGGCAATGGAACTTGGCTTATTCAAAATTAAAGAAACAGCTATTAACCACAGTGATGGGCACGTAACGGTATCTAAAACAGTTAAAGTCACCGGAAAAGGACAGCAGTATTTCATTGCAAAGTTTGAGGCTAAAAAGCATGAAATATTAAAAAAGGCTACAGCTTCAGTATTACTTTTGACAGAAGATGAATTTGCAGGCGGTGATGAAAGATGAGTTTAGAACAATATATAGCTAATTTATTATCTGGATTGTCATAAGACGATAAGTTATATATAATTGGGCGGATAGAAGGCTATACGATTCAGCTTAAAAGGAAGACACTGTCTGCAGTCAATCAATCAGAACCAGCTCTGGCGAGAATAAAATAATATTAATTTAAATACACCTGCTAATACAGGTGTATTTTTTTATGTCTGAAAAATGTCCGAATGATGAGGTTTTTATCTGCATAAGTTTAGAGATAATACAGGTAGGAAACAAAACGGAGGCGATAACAATGTATGTAAATCCTTATGCTCCTGTTAATCCGGCTATGCTGGGAATACCACAACAGCGACTAGCAACGGGCTTTCAACAGCAGATGCCGCAGGGATATCAACAGCAGTTTGCTCCTATGCAGCAGATGCAGCCAATGCCGCAGATTATGAAGGGGCGAATTGTAGCAAGCCTGGACGAAGTAAAAGCCGCTCAGATAGATCTTGATGGTAGTTTTACTTATTTTCATTGCCCAGCGGAAAACTGCATTTATGCAAAAGCCATAGACATCAATGGCATGCCGGTAATACAAACATATAAGCTGTCCAATGATCAGGCCGCAGCTCCAAAGCGTTATGCTGATGCTGAAACTGTAGAAGCACTGCAGCAAAAGGTTACATCACTGGAAAGATATTTGAAAGGAGAGGTTCCAAATGCAAATGAATCCGTTCACAATGATGCAAATATTCAACCAGCTTCGCAGCAATCCAAACCCAATGGAAGCAATGCAGAAAATGCTGGGGAACAATCCCCTGTTTGGTCGCGCAATGGAAATGGCCAAAGGCAAAAGCCCTGATGAATTAAAAGAGACTGTTATGAATATTGCTAAACAACGTGGTATTGATCCACAACAGGCTCAGCAAATGCTTTCTCAATTCGGTATTAAAATCTAAAAGGTGGCCACCGGCAGATTTTAAGCAATAAATCTAAAGGAGATGTTCTATATGACTATGGAAGGTACTGGCGTAATGCCTGTATACGATTTGAATAACCGTACCGCAGCAGCAGACGGCGCAGGTTTTGGCGGCGGCTGGATGTGGGTAGTAATGTTATTCTTCCTGCTTGCCTGGGGCGGCGGTGGATTCGGTGGTTTCGGAGGCGGCGCTAATGGTGCTGTAAATACCTTGACTAATGAATTTCTTTATACCAACCTTAATAATACTTTGGATCGTGGCTTTAATCAGCTTGCTAATCAAAACTTTGGCATCCAACAGGACCTGTGTCAAGGCTTTAGTGGCGTTCAGGCCGCTATCGCTCAATCAAGTTTCGCTGCACAACAGTGCTGCTGCGAAACTAATCGCAACATTGATGCGGTTCGTTATGAAAATGCTAAAAACACCTGCGATATTACTTCCGCTATTCATGCAGAAGGTGAAGCAACTCGCGCGTTAATGACTGCAAACGTAATGCAGGAATTGCGTGACCAGCTACAAGCTGCTCAACTGCAACTTGGTAACGTTGCTCAAACTACCAACATTATCAATGCAGTACGCCCGTTCCCGCAACCCGCTTATATCACTTGTAGCCCTTATACGGCTATGAATGGCTATGGATGCAACGGGTGTGGTAACTGCTAATATCCGCTGAATGCGTGACGAAGAAACAGGGGAGCTGTCACGCTTCCCTGTTTTAATTTAAGGAGATGAATTATAAATGGCAACTTGTAATTGCAGAACTGTATTGACTACGGCTGTAGCAGTGAGCGGCAGTAATTTGGTATTAACCATTCCTGCCGGCACTTATGAAAACTGCGTTAGATATTGTATTAGGATAGCGCAGGATATTCCTTCTACTGCTACAAATCTTATGCCGGTAGTTATTAAAATCGGTAATGGTGCAACTTTATATAATGTAAATCGTAAATGCGGGCATCATTTATATGCCAATCAGGTAAGAACGCGACGTAATTATTCTTTATTGGTAGCTGCTGACAGTGCAACCTTTGTTCTTGAATGCGGCTATGTTGCTTCCTGTAACTGTGGCACTGTAACTGGCTTACCAGTGGTAACTGCAGAAGAACCTGCAGGAAATAATACAGAAGTATTGGCGGGAAGCAAGAAGGCGGTGAGCAAGGATGCATAAGTACGAAGAATATATGAAAATGATTGATGGCAATGAAGCAAAAGAGAAAGAAGCTGATTATGTTATGGCGGCAGCTTTACATAAATTGAAATCGCATGATGAAGATGATTTTGAATGCGTTATGGAAAAACTGCATTGTCTGGTATATGGTCCGCACTTTGACGAACACCTGGCCAAAAAGGCAGTCTCTGAAATGAAAAATGTCGATGGTACAAGTGGCGAGCATTGGACATTAGAAGAGACCACCAAAGTCATGGAGCAGAACGGTATCAAAGCTAATAAATATGATTGGTATTATCTGCTTAATATGCTGCACAGTGATTACTCAAAAATTTGGGGTGATGACACAGGGCAGTATGTAAAATTTGCCAAAGCGTATATTGAAGATCCTGATGCTGGCGAAGGTAAAGTATTTTATCTATGGAGAGCCGACAGACATCATCGTTGACTAAAAAAAGAAACGGTAAAACTGACAGCTTTTTGACAGCCTGCTGACAGCCTACCGTTTCTTTTTATATCAATTTATATCAAAATATTTGCCCTAAATCATTTGTTTTTTAATATGCAGGCTGTCAAATGGCTCTGAAAGTGGCTCTACAAGCCGAAAATAAAACTTAGGATCTAGCGCCTTCGGCGTGCAGGTTCGACTCCTGTCACTCGCACCAATCAAATTATAAAGCTGTAGAATCGTTAGATTCTGCAGCTTTTATTTTTTACACTTGCTGATTATTGAACTATTAAAGTTCAGGGGCTAGCGAGTGTATTTTTTATTTGAGGCTGGTAGGAACTGTTGGAGAAATAATTAAGATTAATGTATAATATATGAAACAACAAAGGATATTAATTTTCTAATAGAATTAAAAACTAAAAAGTTATTGACAAAAACAGAAAATAATATTATATTAATACTAAAGAAAATATCATTAACAGTAAATAACAGACTGGGATATTTCGATTAACAAATGCGTATTCGGGCGCTGACCCCGTAAATAAAAAATATAGGAGGATAAAGACATGAGAAGTATTACAACATTAGACCTGCAATATGCCCATAGATTTTATGGGTTTAAAGGTGAAGCACAGTATCTGCATGGACATTCAGGTATTCTGACTATTGAGGTGGAAGATTCTGTCGAACCAGGTGTCAATATGGTATTTCCCTGTAATGAAATTCAAAAAACTGCTTGGGACGTTTTAAAGAACTTTGATCATGCACTGATTTTGAGGGAAGATGATCCGCTACTGCCGGCAGTACTTGATGTTTACGAAAAACAGGGTATTCGTAATGGCGCTCCGCAGAACCAGATGAAAGGTGCGGCTTTCAAGACAGAGCTGGCAACAGCATACCCGGATTGTCGTCTTGTGGTTACAAAAGAAACTATGACTGTCGAGGGCATGATCAAGATCGTTTATGATCTGCTTAAAGACAAACTCAATATTGCGAAAATAACTTTTGTCAGCGGTGTCAATACTGCTTCGGCAGAGTTCACAACCAAGAATCAAATTGATCGTTGCCCGCTGTGTGGTATTGCCTTGAATGAAAATGGTGTTTGCCCGAAGTGCGGCTATAAAAAATGA